CAATACTCCATTCCATCCACCGTGTATTACGATATTGGCATTGGTAATGCTGCTTGAAACTTTTTCAAGATGATCTATTAACCAAGTCTTGCTCTGCAACTGTCCTCCCCAGAAACTTTCAAGTGTTCGCTTGGAATCCTCGCTGTTGCGAATTGCATCCATCCAAAATTTTATATCTTCAATGTCTATTTTCATTATACAAACTGCTTGTTTAGTTTATCAAAACTTCCGCACTGCTTGGAACATTCCTTGAGTCCGGTTGAATTCCAACAACCGCTTATCCTATCAAAGTATCCACTATTGAATATGTCCTCAAGGCTGTTTACATTTAGATTTGGCCACATGCCTATCTTGTCCATGTAGTCTATTCTGCTTGGTGCGTGTGCCGGATACCATTCCTGGTCAAGCCAGCAGCAGGGAGTTACCGTTCCGTTTGCTCCAACATACATCTGGCTGTCCTTTACGGCCTTGCAGGTAATAACAGGTTTAATTTCGTTCTTGGCGCTTTCCACCTTTTCAATTACTGACTTGCTGTATTCCGTTGGATATAAAATGTTAACGGGTCTGCCATTGTCATCAAGAACATCAAGTTTACCGTCACGGAATCTCGTTGTGTGTTTTTTCATGAATAGACTAAAGCCAAGTTCTCTTGATAGTTTTTCGCATGCTTCAACCTGGTGTTCATTGTGTTGGAATATCAGCATGTCCCATCTTGCATCACCGCCTGCGGCAATAAATGTCTTTGCGTTTTCGATCACTTTATTCCAGTCAGTGTTTATTCTATACAGGGCATGCGTATCCTCTAATCCATCTATTCCAAATACTATCCTTACCTTAAGAGAGGCAAGTTCTTCCCACCATTCCTTGTTCCTACCGCTTCCGTTAGTATGCATCTGTAAGGTCATCTCAGGATTAGTTTCTCTTAGGTATCTATATATTTCGATGGTATCCTTTGCCACGAGAGGATCGCCCAGGTTACCACACATATTGAAATGCTTTAACTGTTTCACGAAATCTCTTGGAAACCAATTAACGAATGTTCCAAGATCGACTTCGTGCAGAACAACACCAGGATTCATGGGTCCACCGTTTATCCTTCTAGGACACATAGGACAGCGTGCCTGGCACTTGCTGGTTATTTCAAAATGAATACTGCGAATGTCAGTAATCTTATACATATATGTAATTATTTAAGGATTCCTATTGATGATACAGAAACGGTGCATTCTACAATACATGCATAGCCAAATTACCACAGATGGGTCGGTTAATCTATGCTGTAATAGTTTGGACTTTAAGGATCAGCCTGTTAAAATAGGTGACAGGAATCTTACGAGCATGCTCAACAGTCCCAAGCACAAGAAAACAAGATTGGATATTGAAAGAGGACTCCGACCTGAAGTGTGCAGCATGTGTTGGAAGGATGAGGATCTTGGAATAAAGAGTTATAGGCAACAGATGAATGATAGGTATGGTCATTATGATTACCTATACAATGAACTCAAGGAAGATGGATCCATAGATGCAAAGGTTAAATTTTTGGATCTTCGTTTTAACAATACCTGCAATCTTAAATGCGTTATGTGTAATAGCCAATTTAGCACTTCGTGGATTGCTGAAGAAAAGAAAATGCTAAAGGAAGTTAATGAAGAAGGTAATAAGGAACATCTAACTTCTAGAATAAACGAATACAAGTCTGAAAGTTTCAAATGGTCAAAGGAGTTTGAAAACATCGAAGGCATAATGGAATTTACTGATGACCTAGAAAGGATTAATTTTGCAGGCGGTGAACCTTTACTAGCAAAGGCACACATACCATTCTTACAATCTCTAATAGAAAGGGGCATTAACAAGAATATTATGTTAAGTTACAATACCAACGCATCCTATCTAACCGAGGAAGTGATGGAACTATGGAGCAAATTTAGATCCGTAAAACTTCTATTAAGCATAGATGGAATCGGTGAACAACTCGAATACATTCGATATCCAATTAAGTGGAACGAAATGATTTCCAAATTAGATCTAATAGAGAATAGCACACACGATAATATCTATTGCACAATTAATCTTACATTGAATGCACTCAATGTTCCTTACCTAAAGGATATCATTGACTGGAAATTAAAATCTAAATATAAGAAAATTCATTATAATGATCCAACCAAAGATTATTTGTTCTACATGATGCCTCTAGTATATCCTAATCACCTTTCCATACAGGTGTTACCAAAAGACATAAAGGATAAGATAGTGGAAGATTTAGAAAACTATGAAAATGATTTGGATGAGAAGTTTCAAAAATCCTTTAGAGAAATTAAGGATGTTACAATAAAACATATGACGGACGCTGATCGAACAGATCTTTTGCCACAGTTCGTAGACTACTGCGAAGCACTTGATAAAACGAGAGGATTAGATTTTAGAAAGTCTTTTCCAATATTTAAGAATCTATAGGTATTTTGGTATCTTTGAGTCAGCACTGCTAACACAGGTGTCAGTAATGCATTTAGATGGTGCTTTAAACAGCGTAAAACCGTCTGTAAGCGTGCCTAAAGGCTGTTCCGCACAACTATATGCCCTTTTAACTTCAACCCCCCTTATAACGCAACTTTGATGCCCTGCTGCGCATGTCCAATTTTTAAACTTATTAAATCCAAAAGCATTCATTCTTTCTGCCTGGTCCATTCCGTAATCGTTGCCCTTGGCATCTTGGAAATACATTTGTAACAATTTTTCACCCTGATTATTCTGTGGAAAATTAGTTTGCATTTTTTCAATTTGTTCTTCAGTGTAACCGTCGACTATGAAACTTGCTGTCGGATCGCTTTGGGGTTTCAGTGTAACATTAATTCCTCTTTCAGCAAGCCTGCTACAGCGTTCGTAGTATTCATCAAACTTTTCAGGAACCATGACCTGATTAACCGTAACAAACACTCCGGCCTTCATCAGTTGCAAACACTTATCGCCGAATTGTTTTTCATCCGCAAATTCTGCATGGAAACTTGCCGTTATGCTTTTCCTTTGCAATTTTTGTGTGTTGGTTATAAATTTGTCCCACCACTTGCCGGCTGGAGATAGATTAGTGGTTAAATGTATGCTTTGGTAAGGTGCTTCTGTATCACTACAGTAATGCTCTATGAGTTCTCCAAAGTGTTTGTAGGCAGTAGGCTCGCCACCACTGAAACTAAAATGGAAATCTGTAAATCCATTTTCTCTAGACTGCCTCTTGATTTCATCTATCGTTTTCTTGTATACTTCAAGATCCAAATGATCCGGTTTGTCAGTATTTGCATAGGGCCAACAGTATGAACATTTATAATTACAGAACCTTCCCAATATCCAACTAACATTGAACAAAGGTTGATCCAACATGGTCTTCTGTCCAAATCGAACAATATTTTGGAAAGGTATAAGAGTAAAATCGTTCATTATATGCATATTTAACCACGTTTATGCTTGACAACCGCGTTTAAGGCTTATATAATAGTGTTGTGTTTAAATACAACGATATTTACATGGAGAAAAAATAATGTCAAATACAGAAACAATCAAAGCGGCAATGGAAACATTCCTTGCTGAAGATGAGAAATTTGAAGCAGGCAACGGCGCTGCTGGAACCCGTGCTAGAAAAGCATTACAAGAAATGGCCAAAGCGATCAAGGAAAGACGTAAAGAAATTACTGATACTAAAAACTCTCGCAAAGAGGCCAAGATGAATGGATGATGACAAGCCAACTACGATAACGCTTGATCCAAGTTATACTACCTATGGTGCTGGTTCCACAACTACCAGCACCATAACCCTAAATGGTCATGATGGTAGCATGAGTGATGATTATGTATCCGATATCAATTCAGGAACGTTCACGATAAACACTGGTTCACTCAATACGGGAACTGATATGGAATGGGAATACGATAGCAACATTACTGTTCCAGAAGATGCAGACATCAAGATTGGTAATAGAAGCCTAAAGACATTCATGGACACAATGGAAAAGCGTATGGCGATCCTACAACCGGATCCCAAGAAACTAGAAAAATTTGAAGCACTACAAAAAGCATACGAACATTACAAGCATTTGGAAAGGTTATGCGAATTAGATGACGAGGACGAGAAAAAGGGACCAAACTTCTAAGGACAAAAACAAATTATTCCGAGACATCATGAGAATTGGTGTTCTGGAAGACGAAATCAAATATGCGAAAAGCCAAATACAACCACATGATACTGGACACATTTACACAGCAATTGATTGGTTACAGCATAGAGTTAGACTATTAAAAGGAATAAAAGACGATGACTAATGTAAAATTAATTTCTCATTCACAGGCTCCGAAGGAGATGGATCTAAATAACTGCCAAGAATTAATTGCTTACTGTGCAAGGGTAAGCAACCCTTCTAATCAAATGAACAAGGAAACATCAGAAAAACTGATCAAGTATCTGATCAAACACGCACACTGGTCGCCACTTGAAATGGTAAGTGCTTGTTTAGAAATTGATACCACACGTGATATAGCACATCAAATTGTGCGACATCGTTCGTTTAGTTTCCAAGAGTTCAGTCAGCGTTACGCTGATCCGGCAGAGTTCGGTGATCAATTTACAAAACGAGAAGCAAGATTACAGGATGAAAAGAATCGTCAAAATTCTATCGAAACTGAAGATGTTCAATTACAGACACATTGGGAACAACAGCAACAGCGTGTTATTAATATCGCGCAAGAAGCATACGAATGGGCAATTAAAAATGGTATAGCCAAGGAACAGGCCCGTGCTGTATTACCAGAAGGACTTACAAAGACAAGACTATATATGAACGGAACTCTGCGTTCGTGGATTCACTATATTGAACTGCGTGGCGCAAACGGAACACAAAAAGAACATATGGAAATTGCACACGCCTGTGCAAAAGTAATAGCGGAAATTTTCCCACTAGCAGAAGAATTAGTCTAAGGAGGCTATATGAAAGTAGGTTTGTCATTCAGTAGGTGCCTTCGTGACCTCGTTGAAGGTCGTGTGGATTATGAAGACATTCTAGTAATTATTGCCCGCACGGATTTCAATCCACACATTGATGATGAATGGGAACAGATTTGGGAAGGCTATCGTTATGGTGGCTGGAGCAATGCAGAATGGTCAACAGCAGAAGATGACACTGGCGTAGTTAACGTTGAAGAAATCTATCGCAATGTTGCCATCCAATTATACGACAACGGCAAACTGCACCAACCGCGAAAGTTTGGCAGCCATCCTCCCAGAATGAACTACCATTGGTTGGATTGCTCTGTTCCTCCAAATGAGCGCAGTCCTGCCGCACAGAAGGCATGGGAGCAGTATCAGATCATTTCAGGCTTATCACGAAAGCAACGTGTCCTAAAGGATGACTTCTGATGCTTGACAGAATCATTAGTTGGATTTATACTCGTAGGTTGTTTGGTCCGAGATGTTCGGAATATTCACCGGGATGCCCGGTTTGCGATGCATGGAGATTTCACGATGACATTACCAGTTGAACGTAAAAACGCAGTATTACACACTGAACAGTTTCTAAAGGATCTAATGGATCCCAAGGTAACACCTCGTGTGCCTAAAGAAATTAGAAAACAAGCATATCGTTGTTTGCGACATTATCCAGGCAAGTATTACATGGAACTGGCAAGCCAACAGGCACCAACGGTGTTTGGAGAATGGGATCCGGAGTATTTTAAATGATCACCTACAGCACTAATTGGATGGGTCCAATTAATCTTCACTGGTATGAAGAGCGTGGACTGTTGGAAGCAGACGGTGTATCAACGAAAATTAACTACTCCGCTGGACGCATTGACATTCGTGATGACACTAAACAAGGATATGACGGCTGGGACGAATACAGTGTTGCACCCATGCACACGGAAGATTGGAATGCACTAGGAGATTATCTTTGGGACTTGACAACAGAAGAACTTGTGCCCTATGATACGCTAATTAAACAGTTTGAAACACACTATGGAAAGAAGATAAGGTGGGCTGAATAATGTTTGCTATTATGATATGCCTCGATGGTAAAGACGATTGGATCTTTGTAACTGAAGATACTGGTAAGTGTGATTGGGTGTTAAAGCCTATTCTATTCGACGATGTAGAAACAGCATTTGAATATGCAGAAGCATTCACTGTTCAAGGAAAGGAAGGAAACATAAAGGTAGTAAGTTACGATGAAGATTAAAATTTCAAACTATCCAAGTAGACTAACGTCTAACATCTATACAAATTATATGCAAAAGAAATACGGGTTTGATTGGCCTGAATATGGTCCTAAAGGATTAGGCCCTGGTAAGACAGAACCTTTTGCTGAAGTGTGGCGTGAAAAATTAGAAGATTTTTTGCAGGTTTGTTATACACCTATAAATTATTTTTTAGACAAACGCACACAAAAAATAAAGATACGCATTGACCGTTGGGATACTTGGAGTATGGATCATACACTTGCTCCTATTATCCTACCTATGCTTATCCAACTAAAGGAAACTAAACACGGCTCGCCGGATGTAGATGACAAAGATGTGCCAGAACATCTACGTTCAACATCTGCTCCTCCTAAAAAGAATGATTGGGATACTGACGACAACTGGCATAAGCGGTGGGATTGGGTGTTGGATGAAATGATACACGCATTTGATTGCAAGGCAAACAAGGATGATGTGTTTATGCGTTTTGATGATAGATCTGAACAAGAAAAAGAACAAGATCGTATCTCTAACGGATTTAGATTATTTGGCAAGTATTATGAAAACTTATGGGACTAAATTATGAATGATTTTTTACAACCACACAATCAATTAGTAGAGGATCTAGTGAGTATTGCCATGGAAGCAGAAATTGCTGATCCTATTGATTGGGGAGAACTGAATATTTCTGAACAAGAAGCATACAGAATGTTTGCCGCAAGTGTTCTAGAAATGGATAACGAACCTATGGCAGACAAGGCAATTATTGTAAAACTTCTTGTTGAAAATTTCGTTTTGAATTTAAAATTACTCGGAAAAAAGTAAAATCTCTTGACAAATGATATATATCGTCATATACTTTATTTTTTTGTTGAAGGAGCAAACTAAAATTGGCGGCTAGAAAAAAAGCAAGAGCAACACCACAAGTTAGGCGAGGAGCAAAACTTAAAGCACCCGATTGGACTGGCTGGGAAGAAATGACCGGTGCGGAATATCACCGTTTTAAGCAAGGTGCCCATCGTTGGTATTATGATAACTATCAAACTGCTGATTTGATGCCTGCCGTTTGGACGTGGATGGAAAATAATGGTTATAGCCAGGAAGATATTAAAACGTGCAAGGCCGCTCCTACATACGAAATTAGCACAACAGCAGCAATTTTATGCAATATGATAAATGCTGGCATGCCAGACTTCAACCCAAAGGATGACGAACATTGGCAAACACTGCCAGGAACCACTGGCAACGTGAAGCCTTCTTCAGAATTCATCAAGAAAAGAATTGAAGTTGCTCTTAATCGAGGTGAGCAGATCGTAGAAGAAAAGAAACAGGAAGAAGAAAAAGCAAAGGTATTGGAAAAATACGTTCCCACAATTCAACAGAGAATGCGTGAACAGGCAAACATAATGAGCGAGTTTATTGAACAGGCTTTTGACGATTTTCTTGAGGGCAAGATCACGGACTTTAAAGGCATCGAAATAACCAAAAAATTGCGAGCCCAACAATGCAAACAACCACACGCTAGAATTTTGATCAATGATTATCTCCCTCAATTAAATGAATATAAAGAATTATTAAATCCTCCTAGCACCGCTAACATGACCGACGAAGAAAAGGATCATGCACAGCAACTAAAGGAAGGATATGCACACTATGACAAGAAGCAGATTAAAAAACTTCATGATTTTATAATTTTAATCACTTCGTCGTGTGATGCCATAATTGCAGAAAGCAAAGCCAATCGTAAGCCAAGAAAAATAGCGAAAAAAGCACCCGAACAAATTGTTAAGAAACTGAAATACAAAATTTCCGATGAAAAGTATGCGGTATCCAGCATACCTCCAGCAAAGTTAGTAGGTGCAACCTGCTTGGTAGTATTCAATGCCAAGACAAGAAAACTTGGAATATACTATACATCAGTAGAAGATCCAACAGGTGTGGGCAGAGAAGGAAGTGGTTTGAACGTAAAAGGAACTACCATCGCCAGATACGATGAAGAAAAAAGCGTGGCATGCACACTTCGTAAACCCATGGATCAACTACAGGAAGTTAAGAGTTTAAATACCCGCAAGAAGTTTGAAAACTGGTTTGAGAAATTAACAACAACTCCAGTTAAAATGAACGGTAGAATCAACCCTGAAACTGTCTTAATAGCAGTATATTAAAGATTCTAGCGAAGTCTTTTGCTAAAAAAGAATAAATAGTAGTATGAACAAAGAACATCTTAATCAAGCACTAGAAGCACTTAAAATAGCACTTACGGAAGATGAGCAAACTCTTTCTCATGCTAGTATTACCTTTAAGGACAAAATACATGGCAAGGGCTTATTTTGGGCAGGTAATGACTATACAAAACAGATTGCACTGTTTGGTGAGCCAGATAGAATCTTTATTTCAGAGCATGTTGACATTGCCAAGGGAAAAGAACTACAAATTAATGGTGTAAAAGCACTTGACGAAGAAGGCTTAGGTGCAAGCATTACCAAGAGTAATCTAAAAGAAGTTGGTAGACTAAAGGGTCTGATCGTAGATGGATCCATGACAGTTAATCAATATCTGTTTTATGATTCAGGTAGTGATAGATTAGGAATAGGAACTGATCAACCAAATTCTGCACTAAGCGTGGCAGAAGATGGAATAGAAGTTGGTATAGGAACAGACGACTTCACAAGAGGATACATTGGAACTTTCGCCAGCCACGATCTTGATATTAAAACTGACGACGAAACAAGATTAACAGTTACGGCAGGCGGCGATGTAAAAATCAAGAACAACGTAAAAGTTTCAGGAAAAATGGCCATTGGTGTAAACAATCCTGATCCAGAAGTTGATCTTCACGTAAGTGGATCAATCAAGTTTAACGGATCACTACACATCAAAGGTTCTGAGCCACCTAAGGGTGGAACTTATAATGTGGGCGACATAACATGGAACTCCAATCCAGTTGTAAATGGACAGATTGGATGGGTATGTGTAAAAGCCGGCAACCCTGGAGTTTGGGCACCATTCGGCAACATTAGGTAGGCAAATGCCTGTCCTCGTAGTTGGCAACGGCCAGAGCCGACAGCAAATCAATCTAGACAGAAGTAACGTAATCGTAGGGTGCAATGCCTTGATTAGAGATATTGCCGTTGATCATTTAGTATGCTGTGACAGAAGAATGGTTGAAGAAGCAATAGAACACAGCAATGCAGATAATTCAAAAATTTATGTAAGGCCCGATTGGTTTAGATATTTTAGAAAGATCAAGAAGGACAAGAGAATTCATCAGGTTCCTGATCTTCCATACGATACCAGCAGAGCAAAAATAGACAATCCAATACATTGGGGGAGTGGTCCATATGCCGTATTGTTAGCGGCCAATCTTGATAACGATGTAACTCTTATAGGGTTTGATCTTTATGGAATAGATGAAAAGGTTAATAACATATACAAAGGAACACTTAACTATTCCGATAAAAATAGTAAACCCATTGACCATTCGTATTGGGAATACCAGATTGGAAAGGTATTTGAAAGTTTTCCTGATACAAAATTTAAGGTCCTAAATACTAAGGATTGGGTTCTACCAAAAAAATGGCGATATCCTAATGTCACATTTGAAGTTTTGGTAACCAAGAACTTGACCTTTGCCTAAATAGATCGTATAATTAGTTTTATGTTTAACACAGGACTTGGCGTCAACCCTTCTAATTCTGCCGCCGTTATTAACTATAGGAGATAATAATGGGAAAATTTTATTCAACTAAAAATTATGGCAACGACAGGGGTCTGTCTTGCTGTTTCAGACAGTGGCGTAGCACACACTCACACTGTTCACTATTGCATGGTTACAGTCTAGGATTTAAATTGATCTTTGAATGTGATTCGCTCGATGAACGCAATTGGGTAATGGACTTTGGTGGACTCAAGGAATTTAAGAATTGGCTGGAAGACACATTTGATCACACAACGGTAATTGCCGCTGATGATCCAGAAAAAGATTTGCTTGAGAGTCTTCCGAGTCATGTAGCAGACGTGAGAGTCGTTCCGGCAGTGGGTGCAGAACGTTTTGCTGAAATGGCATTTTATAAGATGGCAGAGATCATTCAAAAGTCAAAGGATGATGGAACTGCTCTTAACCCAACGGTAAGAGTAAAAAGCGTAGAGTGCTATGAGCACGGTGCCAACTCTGCGATATACGAGGCGTAAATGAGAATTATTGCAGGACCATGCCAGCACGAAACACTAGTCCAGAGTATTGAAATCGCCAGAGAATGCAAACGTGTGTGCGACAAACACGGAATTGAATACTATTTCAAGGCCAGTTATGATAAAGCAAACAGAACAAGCATCAATGGCAAGCGTGGTGTTGGCATGGATGCAACACTCAAGGATTTTAAATTCATAAAATACAAGGAAGATGTAAAAACTCTTACTGACGTTCATGATGTTAATCAAATAGATCATATCGTGAAAGAATGGAATGATGCTGTTGACGTTTTGCAAATACCAGCATTTCTATGTAGACAAACTGATCTTATTAGGAAGGCAGTAGAAACTGGTAAAGTAATTAATATTAAAAAGGGTCAATTTCTAGCACCGTGGGATGCCGAAGGCATTATAGGAAAGACAGAGGGTGCAAAAGAAGTATGGCTAACAGAAAGGGGAACAAGTTTTGGATATAATACTTTGGTCACTGACTTCACTGGTCTTCAGTTTATGCTTGACAATTATAACGTTCCCATTGTTTATGATATTACCCACTCCGTTCAAAAACCCGGAGGTATGGGCTCTAGCAGTGGCGGTAATCGCGGGTATGTTCCTGGGTTGGCTCGCGCTGCATCTGCAATGGGTGTAACTAATTTCTTTTTAGAAGTTCACCAGGATCCAGATAATGCACCTAGCGATGGTCCTAATGCTTTGTATCTAAAAGATTTTGAAAAAGTAGTTGATGATATAGTCAAATACTCGTTTAAGGATTAGGAGTCGAAATGAATGGATGCCGAAACGCTATCTAAAGAACAACGAAAAGCCTACAAGGCACAGAGAAAATTTGAGAAGCAACAGCATAAACTAGCAAAGCAATCTAGTTCGCAACCTAATCTAGAGCCTGAAACTCTTCAGGATGCAACAAATATTCTATGTGTAAGATTTGGTAACAAATATAATATTGCCTATGTCGAAAGACTAAGAAACATGATCGAACGGCATACTACCGTTCCTTATAATCTTTATTGCTTAACTGATGACCCGTCAACACTGCCAGGAGTTCAATCAATAATTCAACCCAATGCTGGGTATGGAAAAGGTTGGTGGCACAAGGTTCATATGTTTGATCCGAAGTTACCTATTCGAGGAAGAATTTTGTATATGGATCTAGATGTTGTGATCTGTAATAACATTGATAAACTGCTCACCATACAGGGAAAAGATTTTATGGGAATTAGAGACTTTAATAGAAGGTTTCATCCTAACTGGAAATATTTGAATAGCAGTGTTATGAGTTGGATACACGGTAGCCAGTCATTCATCTTTTCCAAGTTTAAAGAAAACCCACAAACCGCAATGAGAATGCACGGTGATCAGGATTGGATATGGAAGATGGCCAAGGATAGAATTAAATTTTGGCCTGAACCTTGGATACGAAGTTACAAATGGGAAATTAGAGATAGGAGTGAACTCCAGGTAATTAGTGGTGTTAGGCAATTTAAAACACAGAATGATGAAGTTAGGCCAGATGCTGATTGTTCAATAGCAGTATTTCACGGAGATCCTAATCCTTCAATAGTAAATGATAAATTTGTAGTGGATAACTGGAAATGACAGTTTGTTATAGATTCATATTTGATGTGGACGGAACACTAACACCAAGCAGACAAGTAATGGATCCCGAATTCCAAAAATGGTTTAGTAAATTCCAAGAACAAAATTATGTCTATCTAGTAACGGGTAGCGATAGAGTAAAGACCATTGAGCAGGTAGGTAGCACGGTATACAATTTTGCCGAAAGAGTATACAACTGTTCTGGCAGTGATGTGTGGGAGCAGGATAAGAACACCCATACCAATGACTGGCATTTGCCCGAGTCACCTGCAAGATTTTTAACACAATGCATGACAGAAAGCGAATTTCCTTTGCGAACAGGATTACACTTCGAACATAGACCTGGAATGTGTAACTTTTCAATTGTTGGAAGAAATGCAACATTGGGCGAAAGAAAGTTATATGTTGAACATGATGTAAGAATTAACGAACGCAATAGAATAGCAAAAGCATTTGAAACTATGTTTCCTGATATTCAAGCAAAGGTTGGTGGTGAAACAGGTATTGATATTTTTCCTAAAGGAAGTGACAAGAGTCAAATACTAAGAGATTTTGATCCCGTAAATGATATCATACATTTCTTCGGTGATGCAATGCATCCAGAAGGAAATGACTATCCCCTAAAAAAAGAAATTATTGACAAGGACCTTGGTCATTGCTATAATGTAAAAAACTTTAAAGAAACTTGGAAAATTCTAAAGGAAAATTTTACATGAGTAGATTCTTTACCACACGTTTAAAACAAGGGTATGCCGGAACAAAAGAGCATATTAGTATAAAATGCAGACTTCCTTTTTGTAATGAGTCTGCTTCAAAATACAAGGGTAAGGGATCATATCTTTGCGAACATCATCAAGGACTATTGAGAGAATATGGCGGACCTGCAAGAGCAGATCGACCATGGACCTTTCACAAAAAGAAATGTTGTGATGTGTGTGGTCACGATCCATGGAAACACCCTATGGTCAAAAAAATAAAAGATGAACTAATTCGTGATCGTGTTGCATGGGGTATGCTAATTGTGGACCACATACAAACACAAAGAGACGGTGGAGAGCATGTTGAAGAAAATACCCAAACACTATGTTTGGATTGTAATCTAATCAAAAGCATACTAGCAGGTGACATGGTTCCAAAAAAATTATACAAAAGTGAAGAGGATTATAACGAAGTCCTAAACACTCTAAAACCTCATTATGATAAAGTTTTTGGATAATGATTCATTGACCTTTAACAACAAAGGCAGTATAATAAAACTATGACTATTAAACGCATAGGCTTTGCCTGCAAATACATGCATCCTGATCAGACTCAGAAGAAGAAACTGCTTGAGGAGATTCAGCGACCATTAAATACAAAGGCAACAACAGTTTCTTGGTTGAATAGGCAAACACGCGAAGTTGCTGAACAGCGACTATGGGATATCATGGTTCATAACATTCAATCGTATATGAACCTTATTTGTTATGTTGGAGGTTTACCCGATGAGTTACGAATGGTTAGGTTGGGCAGTGATGTTCTTCCTGTTTATACTGAACCTACTTGGTCTTACTTTTGGCGCAAGCCTGACGTTCGAGAATATTGCGAAAAGAACTT